AATTAACTATTGTTTTTAATTCTTGATCTAATATTTTAGTTGGAAGCCAACCAATGTTTTTTAATTTAGAATCATCAATACAATATCTAACATCTTGACCTATTCTGTTATAATTTAAATCAATATAATCTTCAATGTTTACTTGTTTGTCAAAAAATATATTATCAATACATTTATTATCTAGTTGTAAAACCATACAAAGACAAAAAAATTGTGTGGAAACATGGTTGAATGGTTTTAATGATTATATATTTACTACTGATATAATTGAAGGTAGTTATAATCAAATATCACATACTCAAGATTCTAACTATCCCTTTTCATGCAATGTTAATCAATTAGAAGAAATGAACAGAATAATAAAAAATAAATTATATGAAAAGTTTGAATGGTTTTTTTTCGGAGATGATGATGTAGTTATGAATATTGATACGGTTTTGGAATTATTACAAAATGAAAAATTATTAATTGATAGAATTATGAACCATAAATTATATAAACCATATCACCCTAATCCAAATATAAAATATGCAGTTTTGGGTAGTAGTGCTTCTTTGGGAGGTGATAATGTGTATCCTAGTGGTGGTGCTGGTTTTTTTATACATGGTGATGTTTTTAAAAATTGTAAACAAATTAAAATAACACATCCTGCTAAAAAATTTGTTGATGTTCTTGTCGGCGAGTGGATGAAAGAAAATAATATTGCAATGGTTCCGTTTAATGGAATGACTGGCTGCGATCCTTCAGAAGCAGGAATAGATCCAAGAAATCCTGATCATTATGAAGAAATACGGAAAAATTGGATAACTTTTCACAGAATATCAGATTTTGAAAGAATGAAATTGTTTAATGATATTTGGAAAAATAAAATATGAATATAATAGTAACAGGTGGTTGTGGATTTATTGGATCGAACCTTGTTGATGAATTGGTAAAACAAGGTCATGATGTTACCGTCATAGATGATCTCTCATCTGACGCACATGATAGGTTCTACTTCAACACAAAACCCACATATTATCATTACTCAGTGACCGACTATGTCATGTGTTCAGAAGTATTCAATCGACATAAGCCAGACTATGTATTTCATCTTGCAGCAGAAGCAAGAATACAGAACTGTGTAGATGATCCAACCAAAGCATATGAAACTAACCTCATAGGTACACTCAATATGCTTGCACTGTCCAAGAGATATCAGGTAAAGAGATTGGTTCTATCCACCACCTCTGCCATTTATGGTCTGAAGAACGAGCAACTACCACAACACGAAGAGATGTCACCAGACTGTCTTAATGCGTACTCTCTTTCTAAGTTTGCAGCAGAACAAGCATGTAAGATGTATTCTACTCTATATGGCTTAGATACCGCCTGTCTTCGTTACTTTAATGTCTTTGGGCCACGACAACCAATCAAGGGACAATATGCTCCTGTTATTGGTATATTCTCAAGACAAAAGAAAAATAATCAACCAATGACTATTATTGGAGATGGACTACAAACCAGAGATTATGTGTATGTCTCTGATGTTGTTTCCGCTAACATTACCGCTGCCCTTCACCCAGAACCACTCAATGCTGAAGTGTTTAATGTTGGTTCAGGAATAAACTATTCTGTATTAGAACTTGCTAGAATGATGGAAGGGGAGTATAATCATCTACCCGCTAGGGTTGGTGAGTCAAGACATACTCTAGCAGACATTACAAAAATTAAGAAAGTCCTTGGCTGGTCACCCTCCAAGTCTTTAAAAGAATACATGGAGAACAAGGAATATGATAATTGAAACAAACGAAATAAACATAAATCACGAAATAGAAAAGATTGTACAAGATAGCAAGGATGGGTATATTGAGGCCATCCTTACTTTCTGTGAATCTCACGATCTAGATCCTGCATATGTTGCCAAACATCTATCAAAACCAATAATTGAAAAGATTAGAGCAGAGGGAGAGAGTATCAACCTCCTCAAGAAGTCTGCAAAACTTCCTCTCTAAATACACTTGACACGCATCATAACAGATGCTATAATTCACACATCGTATCACATACCGTACATTTCGTACACAAGGAGATCATATGTCGTTCAAAGACATGAAGAAGAATGCACAAGGTAATATGTCCCGCCTTTCACAAGAATTGGACAAGCTCAACAAGGGCACAGAGTCATATAAGGATGATCGTTTCTGGAAACCAGAAGTAGATCAAGCAGGAAACGGTTTCGCCGTTATCCGCTTCCTTCCTGCAACCGAGGGGGAAGATGTTCCGTGGGTTCGTATCTTTACGCACGGATTCAAGGGGCCAGGCGGTTGGTACATCGAGAATTCTCTTACCACAATCGGTAAGAAGGATCCTGTTTCAGAGATGAATACTGTCCTGTGGAATAGTGGAAGTGACAAGGACAAGGAGATTGCCCGTGAACGCAAGCGTAAATTGTCGTATATCGCAAATATTCTCGTCGTTTCGGATCCGAAGCATCCTGAAAACGAAGGCAAAACCTTCCTCTACAAGTTCGGAAAGAAAATCTTTGATAAGATCATGGAAAAGATTCAACCTGAATTTGCGGACGACTCAGCGGTAAATGTGTTTGATTTCTGGCAAGGAGCGAACTTCAAGTTGAAGATTCGTAAGGTTGCAGGATTTACCAACTACGACAAGAGTGAGTTTGATACTCCTGCTGCTGTTCTTGGTGGAAATGATACAGAGTTGGAAACTCTCTGGAAGACTTTGATTCCTCTCAAGGAATTCAATGATGTGTCCAGTTTTAAGTCTTACGAGGAATTGAAGACTCGTTTGGATACAGTACTCAGCGGCGGCACACAGATGTCCTCGAAGACTGCTGAATCTTTTGATGATGATGACTCGTCTTCTTTCAAATCAAAGGCCCCGCCTGCTTTTAAGCAGAAGGCTCCTCCTAAATCGGAGATTGATGAAGACGAGGGTGAAGATGAAAGTGCGTTGTCTTACTTCAAGAAGTTAGCGCAAGAAGACTGAAATACAATTTAATATTGAGTATAGAGAAGACCCCTCGTAAGAGGGGTTATTCTTTTATAGGACACCTGTACGCATATTCTTTTCTAGGATCATATCGAAGATGTTATCGAATGTTCTAGCAAGATCGGTTTGGAATTGGAAGTTTGCACCACCATCACCACCTCCACCACCCCTACTGTTCTGATTGATGTTATTCACAACAACCGAAGATGGTTCCGCTGTCGAGTCTCTTTCGTCGAGATATGAGTCTCGCATTACGCCAGTGATTCGTTCTCCCACTTCCGTTCCTTCTGCACCAGTTTGAGCATCTGCTAGGAGAATTCCCATCTTTTCGTATGGTACAATGAATTCTCCACCAGTACCCGCTTCTGCAACATTGATGGTTCTACCCTGATCGGATGGACTTTCTTTGACGAATCCACCATCACGCATTGCTGGTGGCGATTCTGCACTAGGTGATTCTGGACTAAGTGCTGTTCGTATTTCATTGCCCTTTGCACCAATTGGACCAATTTCTTGTTCTATATTTCCTAGAAGAATATTGCCAATTCCTATTGATTCAGAATTTGGGAGATCATAGTCTGCTGTCATTGTCTGAAATCCTCTTACTATCTCGACCCCGGGAAGAAGAGACCACCAATCCTTTTCTCCCGCTGCACTCCAATTAGGATTATTCCCTTCTATAAAGGCAGTATTGAAAAGAGGACTAACCTCTTGATCTAAATATTTAAGATCTGCTTCCTTTAACCCAGCGTTTCGTATTTGTGCAATTATAGATTTGTGTTCATTAAACAACATGTCAAGTGCTGTGTTAAACTCTGTTCCACCCTGAAGAGCTATCGATGGATCATGCCAATCTTTGTCTGAAAAGTGTTTAGCTAATGCTGTTAGTGTTTGTCTGAAATTTTCATCAAATGCAACTATTTGTTTTGCATAATGTTGCGCAGGATTTTCTTTCATCTCATCGAAGTGCGCCTTCTTTTGACTTTCTAAATCTGCTATGGAAGATCCTGATTTAAACTGAACACCTGTTGCTAATCCGCTCTTATCTTTTTTATTGGATACCGGAGAGAATCCTGATGTATTTCCTTCAGCATCTTGAGTAGTAACCAACTCACCAGATTTAAGACTTTCTATTCTTAATTTTTTCTTATCTTCTGGTATCGCAGATTTATTAATATGCTCAATTGCTTGAGATTCGGTCATCATAGTTTCGACCTCATTCTCTCCTTCTCCCGTCATCATACTGACCACTTTTTCACCTTTATCATCGGTAACTTGTGTTGACTCTATTCCCTTAGAAGTCTTCAGTACATTATCTTCCATATCCTTTGTTGATGCATCCATAGCAGGCTCAACCCACATATTATACAACAATGTTCCCAATCCATATGCAGCACCAGCAGTAATTAATGCAGCTAATATTGGAAGTAGTACGGGAACTGCAGCCAAAAGAAGCGGCATAATTTTGCCCATTATTGCTTTCAATCCTGTACTTAATAGTCCATCTAATGTCTTTGTTAGTCCGCTCAGTATGTCCATCAATCCACCACCACCCTCACTACCGTCAGCACCCACATCAATACCATTGATAGACTCATCTAGAGTGGTTAGTTTAGTAATAATTTCTGCATTTTGATCCTTTACATTTTCATTTTTTCTTTCTTCTATCAACATTGCTTCCGCTTTAGATTCTGCATCCCGTTCTTCTGCTAAATCTGCTGCTGCTGTTCGTTGATCATTAGCTGCTTCTAATGTATTTCGAATAGACGATAGTACACCAAGATTGTCCATAGACGATCCCAACATTCTACTATTCATGGTTTTCATAACAGGAAAAGTTGCCTGTAATAATGCCAAAATTTCAGCAGTAGTATTTTTAGATTCTTCCGTCGCCTTTTTGGCAGCATCATCTACCTTATTCGGAACAACTGCAACCTGTTTAACAACAGATTTGACAACAGATGATGGTTTCTTTTTTGGTGATGGATCGTTATCTTTTGGTGGTTTCTTGGCCATATTACTTCGACTTTCTGCGTTTCTTCATTCGTTCTGTCTTTTCTTTCATGCTCTTTAAATATAGATTGATGTAAATATATCTTTCCCACGGCAACATATTCTCTAAATCAGATAAGCTATAGATTTGACTTTCCATTAAACAATAATTGTTTTTATACATGGATTCAAGTGATTCCATGCTCATCATAAGATAAAAAAATTGGTGAAGTCCGACACCTCCACAGGAAACTTTTTTCCATTTGTCGGATTTGTAAACTCAGATCTATATTTTAATTTCGGTAATACTTTAAAAAATTCATAAAACTTGTTAAACTCGGGTTTTTGTAGACCATCTATAAATTCTACCAATTCTTCATGTGAAACGGTGGAACATTCGATGGTTCTTTCCTTTGTGTAAATTTTATCTATACACAAAGCAGCGATGTTAAATACTGCTTCTGCTTGTGCTATATTGGATGGTTTCTCATCCTTGTTACTCTTTTTAACCGATATTGTTGTAATTTTCAAAAAGTCCAAGAACGAAGGATATTTAAACTGAATAGCAATATTTTCGTTTAATTTTACTTTTTGTTGTTTCTTATTGATATCTGTTACTACTACTTGTTCTAGATCCATTTCCGTATCAAATGTTTGTTTTGTTTCTGGATCGGTTACACGAATTTGAACACTCTCTCCCATAGACTTACAACGCAACATTAAAAACAATTGCTGTACATCAAAATATGGGAGAGAATCTAAATTCAAATCCTTTGGTTCTGTTACACAATTACTCACTACTTTTTTAATACAATCATATATCTGGGCTGGATCTTTTGATTCTTTTGCCAATAATAGAAGTTTTTCTTCCTTAACTACGAATGGACGATACTTTATCGCTTTTCCGCTAGGAAGTGTTATTTTATACTCGGGCAGTGTTAGGATATCTTTTAATGACATATAGTTCACTTTCATAATTTGTTAAATTGCAATGTTTATATTTATGTTGTAACTGATCGTGGTTGCTCTATTGTATTCATCAACTGCTGTATAGGATCTACTTCACCTTTGTGTCCACTTATCATTAGTGGATTACCACTTTGTGAATTTGATGAGGATACTGTGTCTCGTACTTCTGCGGAGAAGAATGAGAATGTTGCTCCTTGTTTTAAACTTTCATTATTAGATCCCCAATTCAATTGAAGATCCTGAATAGTTATTGGAAAACAATTACGGAACAGAAATTCTTGTTTGACCACATTCGCTGCGTTCATTGGACGGACTAGTATTGTTCCAATATAGTTGTTATAATAATTAAATCCGCTTCCGGGATTATAAATTAAACTTTGCCATAATAATAGCATCTTTCGTTCAATAAAATTCTCAGATAACTTAAATGAGAGATTTAGTTGATTTGTATACGAAAAACTATAAGGAATAGGAATCACGGGTAATCCATTTATTCTGGATTCTGCAGTTGCGATTGTTTGTGATGGAATTTCTACCTGTTCACAAACAAAAGAAAGATGACGAGAAAGAGTTTGGGAATTCAATTCGGTGATTCCGCCTAGGTTGGGGAAGTTAATAAAAACCTCAAACCGATTTGGTCGTGCAATTCCTGTCGTCCATGCACTTGAGTAGAATTGATCTAGTTTTGTAGGCATTATAGGTTTAGCGTTTTCTCTGTTAGGATTTTAAATTCCCAGTTTTGTTTTTTAGCAAACTGTCTTGCTGCATCCCACTTCTTATTATTTATTATCCAATTGGACATTTCTGTGATATAAGTCTTATTACTTTTTTTCTTTTTCTCTGGTTCTTTGCACTGTTTTGCTGGTTTGATCTCGATCAGATATGTTTTTATCATATTTGTCTTATCTTTAACCTTTATTACAAAATCTGGGTAGTATTTATGGTATTCGTTGTCTATTGGAGAGAAATAGGGAATAGAGATCTCCTCGCTCGCCCATGTTAAAATATTGACATTATCATCACAAAAAACCATAAATTTGCGCTCCCAAAGAGATCTATAAATAATCGTAGACGGATCTCCAGCGTATTTGATTGGATTTTTAGGACTGAACTTTCCTTTATACGATGAACCCATATAAATACCATAACTCCTATTAAGTATTTATCACCATGTCTATAAGCATTCCAACATTAGTTCGTAGTATCGCTCCATTACTTATTCCTTCAGGAATTCCGGGTAATGGACTTCCTTTAGCACAACGAAATATTGGTCCGGGAGGAGTTCAACAAGTTCCTCCTAGTCTATGGGCAGCGTTAACAGCAGGAGAAACCCCACCATCATCGATCATTAATGCAGACAATGCTGCAACTTTCATAAACCATCAAGAGGTGAATGTCTCTCGAAACAGCGCATTACAACAAGCTGAGGAGATATCAAATAATATTAATGTTGATAGTGGAGTAAATGCTATTATAGAAAGAAATCAGAAGGCATTAGGACTTAATGGTGGAGCCAATGGTTTCTATGATATTAGTTTGGTAAGCACTGATAAAGATGGAGTAGAACCAGATGGATTTAGATTATATCTGATATGTCCTCCTAGACCTGCTGTTAGTGTCGTTATGGCTGCTGTTGGAACAGGAATAGAAAAATCAACAGAGGTAGTCAAAGGTGTAGCAGATGCAGCTGCTGGAGTTGTGAGTTATGGTTCTTCAGATGCTGCTAGTGCAATCCAGACGGGGGGTGCAGGTGTAAATCAAATAGGACAATCTATCAAGAAATATATGGTAGCTAGTGGTGATGAATTTGATAGCAAGTTCAATGAATATGTGCGGAATTCATATGATGGGCCAGATGGTAATGCTTTTTATTCCATCGTACTACCAGTTCCAAAGGAACTCGCAGAAATACATGCCCATAATACAGATAATATTATGATGGGACTGACCCCAAGATTATTGGCAGGATTGGGTGGTTTGGCAAATGCAGGAGATGATATATCAAGACTAAAGAAGAAACCCGCTGGTGGTGGTAGTAGTCCCTTTAGTACGGCATTTGGAGCTCTAGGAGACTCACTACATTCGTTGGCAGCAGAAGCAGGATCGTATGCTATAGATAGTGCAAGACTCGCAATGGGTGTTGGTTTAAATCCCAATGTAGAAACAATCTATTCTATGCCTGTTCCCAGAAACTTTCAATTCACCTTTGAGTTATATGTGAAATCTGAAACCGAATCGAATATAGTAAGGGATTTTATTCAACGACTAAAACAACATTCGTATCCATTATCCACACTACAAATTGGTGGTCAGAGTCAAGTATACTTATACCCGGGAGAAGTGTATTTTGAATTCTCAGGCAAATTCAGAAATAATCTTTTCAGAAGTTTACGACCATGTTTGATTACAGGAATCAATATTCAATATAGTAATCAAGATCAATACCAACACTTTCAGGATGGTAGTTCTATCGTGTATGTTGTAAGTATCTCTCTACTTGAGAATAAACTTATTGATAGAAATATCCTCATGGATGACGCAAAGAAATATAAAGACGAAGGATTTGGTAGTGAGAGTTTCCGTAACAAGATCAAATTCAAAGATACTATTTTCCGAGAATCTGCACTAAAAATAGGAACAGATCCTCTTGGGTTTATTAATGATAATTTAAATACGAGTCTACAACGATCATCTGTTGGGGCATCTAGAGATCCAAATCACCCACCAAGTACACCTGGCTAATCATGCTTACAAATTATATTCCATTTAATATAACTCTTCATAATAATAAGATCATACCAGTTCGTAATATTTTTGCATTCAGAAATATCTGTGCAAATTTATTCATTGATAAGAATCATATCATGCGGTATTCTATCAAGAGCGGGGATACCCCAACATCGATTGCGTATTATTTGTATGGGTCTGAGAGATATGAGTGGGTTATTTATTGTACAAATTCAATTATTAATCCATATTATGAATGGCCCTTGTCTGAAGAAGATTTTTATGAAATGATGGAATCTAAGTATTTTGGTAAAAAATGTCTATTTTTAAAGATGAATAGTTTTACGACTAACTTTGTAGTCGGTGAGACTATTACTTCGGGAGCAACTACTGCTATTGTGGATGCGTGGGATAGGACTTTGCAAAAGATAACAATCAAAGATCAATCTGGAGCGGGATCATTTGATGTTAATGATGTTGTGTCATCGAGTAGTGCTACAGGAACCATTGCTAGAGTGATTGATAGAGCAGAATCCGCCCTTCATCACTTTGAAACGATTGGTGGTTTATTTCTAGATCCACTCGTTGGATACTTACAAGCATATGTGTCTTCAGTAGAAGAAACACAGGCAGTCACTAATATGCAATATGAAGATAAATTGAATAACTCTAAAAGAGAAATATATGTACTCCGTCCTGAGTTTATACGCACAGCTGAAAATCTCCTAATAGGAAATATTAATAAAATATCAGAATTTGATGCAGAAAATATCTTACTATGAATACACTTGATTGGATTGGATCTATATTTCTTACCAATGATCTGGTAAGTATGAACATTACTCCTCTTGTTATCCGTGTGGAGATAACCGAGGATTTGTTTTCTCCATATCCTATGGGTTATCTTTTATTAGAAGAGATGCCTAGTAATAATCTTGTTGGTAGAATGGGCGCAGATGGATTGGTTGGAAAGGGTGAGGAGATTCGTCTTGCATTTACAGGTAAAATTGGCGAATATTATCAGGAATTACAGGGATTCTTCTGCTATAAAGTAGAACCGTTCACTTCCGACGATCCACGAACTCTGAAAAGCAAGATGAACTATAAGTTGTATTTCTCTTCACAGATATTCTTTATTAATGAATTGATTTCAGTTGAACGATATTATGAAGATAAACTATCAAATATTGTCAAACAACTTGTAGAAAAGCAATTACAAGGTAAGTTAGCAACAATAGAAGAAACAAATAAAAAGCAATCTATATTTTTCCCACAATTATCTCCTATTGAATGTATCAATATGTGTGCTAGTAGGAGTATTTCAAAGGAAAATGAGAATGATGCAAACTATGTCTTTTATGGAGACATAGATCATAAATATCACTTCGTTAGTTTGGGTAAACTAATGACATCCACCCCCGTGATTGGTACTTACGATTATGACGGAATTAAAATAGAAACCACATATGGAACAAACTATCTGAGTTCTGGTGATATCAACAGAGGTACTACAAAATATAATGCAATACGGTATAGCATAAAACCCATTGCTCCAATTAAACAACTTCTAAATGGTATGTTCTCTTCTTCTTTATTGGATTTCGATATAACAAAAAGAAAATATAAGACATATAATTATGATTATTCAAAAGAATTTGAAAAATCAAGACACTTAGTAGATAAACCAATTGTATCCAAGAGTACAGATTTTATCAGTCTATCGTATTTAAATCCAGATGCATTTCGTGTGTACCATACATCTGCACATTATATAAATGATGAGAATGAGATTTCCGAATTGTCTAATAATTCAACAAATTCTGGTAAAGATTATATTCTTAAACGACGATCCCAGATGCAACAAATCAATCAAATGGGTTTGGAATTAGAACTGCCAGGAAATCCGATCTTAAAGATTGGTCAAACAGTTTTCTTTGGTAGACCACAAATAGATTTTTCTGGTGCGGATGCTAACACTGCGCTCAGAAATCCATTTGTCACAGGAAAATTCTTAATAACACGAAAAACCTCAATCTTGGAAAACAGCAGTGCAAACAACACTACAGGATTTAATCTCAAGACAGTCTTCTCACTGCGAAAAGATTCAGATATAGGTACTGCAAATAAAGAAACAGAAGGAACTACAGTATGAACATAGCATCAGGTGTTTCTCCATTTTGGTTTGGTGTTATAGAAGATCGCATGGATCCATTGGAGTTGGGACGCTGTCGCGTTCGTGTTCTTGGATATCATCCAGACGAACTAAAAAAATTCCCAACAGAAAAACTACCGTGGGCGACATGCGTTCAATCGTCCACATCTGCTGCACTAAGCGGTAAAGGAAGCACTCCAGTTGGAATGGTTGAG